TGGTCGTTTGCACACCCAAATCAAGTGTTTAATTTTGATGAATTACATCTCAGATGTGGTATGAGAGATGAAAAAGGTCCATGGAATCAAGTGTTTAAAAGAAAATTTAAAGATAAAGATAAACAATATTTTAATAAATTAATGAAAGAAGGTGTGGATCTTACGCAGCCACCAAAGATTATAATTGATACAATACATCAGGTCAAAGGTGGTGAAGCAGATAATGTGGTGCTAGCCAGTAAATGTAATTTTCCATCACATTTCGACAAAAAGAATTTAGCAGAAAAAGTAAAAGAACTTCGAGTCTGGTATACGGGTGTAACTCGATGCAAACAAAACTTACATCTGCTAGGTACAAACCATCAATACAACTTTCCATTAGGAAAGTATTTCAAACTATACGAGGCAAACTATGTTTAGAAGAGTAATCCTTAGTGCGCTTGAGGATAGATACAACGCACAAATATCAGAAGCTGAAGCTACACTTAAAATTTATTTAGAAAAGCCTGTAGCAATAGGTGAACACCCGCAGCATGTAGATGAAGCTGACAAATTAGTCGAAAAAATTGCTAATGCTGAAGAGAAATTAAGAATATTACAGGAGTTTAAATTATGACAGATAAGGACATGTTCGATGATGTGTTTCCGCAAGACCGCCAGGTTGGAGGATCACATTATAAATTTTTTACCATTCAACCCTATGAGTTCATTGCAAAGAATGATTTATCATTTTTTCAAGGTAACGTTATCAAATACGTTTGCAGGTACAAATTTAAAAATGGAATAGAGGATCTAGAAAAAATAAAACATTATTGCGAATTAGAAATAAAAAAATTAAAAGATAAAAAAAAGAAATGATGTTTTTGTATTCACTAGCATTATTAATAATTATATTTGGTTTTGTAACTTTGTTACTTTACTTTTGGAACAATGAGAAATGACACATCAATTAAATTTTATATACAATGATTCAGATTGGGTATGTCCAAGTGACTATCCTGATCTTAGACACGCAAAAGAAATAGCAATTGACCTGGAGACTAAAGATCCAAACATAAAAACAAAAGGTGCAGGTTGGGCAACATTTGATGGCCATATTGTAGGATTCGCTGTAGCTGCTTTTGATCAGCAATGGTACTTTCCAATTCATCATGATGCAGGTGGTAACATGGACTCTGCAATTACTACGGCCTGGATGCAAGAAGTTTTAAAGACACCAGCAACTAAAGTATTTCACAATGCAAGTTATGATGTGGGTTGGTTGCTTGTTAATGGTTTTGAAATCAATGGTCCTATTGTAGATACGATGATTGCTGCTGCACTTATAAATGAAAACAGATTTAGTTTTAGTTTAAATGCATGTGCTAAAGATTATTTAGGTGAAATAAAAAATGAAACATTCTTAAATGAAAAAGCAAAAGAATGGGGGATTGATGCTAAAGCTGATCTTTGGAAGTTACCTGCAGGTTACGTAGGATTTTATGCTGAACAAGACGCAGGTTTAACTTTAAAACTTTGGCAGCGTTTTAAAACAGAGATAACTAAACAAAGTTTAAATGATGTGTGGGAGATGGAGATGGAGCTGCTGCCTATCTTAATTGAAACAAGACGTAGAGGTATAAGAGTTGATGAAGAGAAAGCTGTAAAATTAAAAAAAGAATTTAAAGAAAAAGAATATCAAGTTTTAAAAAAGATAAAGGATGAAACCACAATGAAGCCTGACATTTGGGCTGCAAGATCTGTAGCGCAAGTGTTTGATAGGATAGGTGTTGATTACCCACGGACACCGAAAACCGGAGAACCAAGCTTTACGCAAAATTGGTTAGTAAATTGTAATAACCCGATAGCGCAACTAATAAGAGAAGCAAGAGAAATAAATAAATTCCATTCAACATTTATAGACTCGATACAAAGATTTGTGCATAAAGGTAGAATACATTCTGAAATAAATCAACTAAGATCTGATCAAGGTGGAACTGTATCTGGAAGACTATCTTACTCTAATCCGAACCTTCAACAGATACCTGCGCGTAACAAAGAGTTTGGAGATAAAATTAGAAGTTTATTTTTACCAGAAGAAGGTAAACAATGGGGAAGCTTTGATTACAGTCAACAAGAACCAAGATTGGTTGCTCATTACGCTGCAAGTGTTAATGAAGATTTTACTGGAGCTGATGAATTTATTGAAGCCTACAAAAACGAAGCTGCAGACTTTCACCAAATAGTTGCGGATATGGCAGGAATAAGTAGAACTCAGGCCAAAACGATCAATTTGGGTCTTTTTTATGGTATGGGTAAGGCCAAATTAGGTAGAGAATTAGGTATTTCTAAGGATAATGCTGAGAATTTGTTGAATAAGTACCACTCTAGGGTACCTTTTGTTAAGAAATTAGCTGAAGCAGTGACTAACAGTGCCTCAAAATATGGCTTTATTCGAACGATAAGGGGTCGTAAATGCCGATTTGACATGTGGGAGCCTGCTACCTTCGGAATGAACAAAGCGATGCAATATGAGGAGGCTAAGGCCATTTATGGCAATAACATTAGAAGAGCTTTTACTTACAAAGCCTTAAACAGGCTTATTCAAGGATCAGCTGCAGATCAAACGAAACAGGCAATGATTAATTGTTACAAGCAAGGTTATAAGCCTTTACTACAGATTCATGATGAGTTATGCTTTTCCATCAACTCTGAAGAAGATATCAAAGGAGTAAAGGAGGTAATGGAGAATGCTATCGAAAACCTCAAAGTCCCATTCAAAGTGGACGTTGCATTGGGAAGAAGCTGGGGTGAAGCCAAAGAGTAAATGTCCGAGATGTCAAGGCACAGGTAAAGTTGAAACCTGGAATGACACCTCAGAAAAATTTAAGGTTACGTCTGATTGTCCTCAGTGTCAGTTTGATCTTGATCTTCCTGCTCTTCGGATTGCTGGTCTTTAAATTCTTTATCAGCAATTTTTTTTAGTTCTTTATAGTAATTTGGATGTTTCCATTCAAATGTCATATGCTCTCCTTTTATTTTTTTATTTACTATTATACCACGAGCAATTTTTCCAATTTTTAATTTATTGAATAGTAGACGACCTCCTGTTGCAGGGGTTCTATTCTAGATGCGACACTGAATGCTTTAATGAAGATTTTTATCTTTTGTAATTTTTATTTCAGAATTTTTTAAATTTAAGTCTGTGCAAATATCTTTGAATGTGTGCCAAAGATCAAGTTCAACCTTTTTTAATTTTTTAAAACTTCCATGAAACATTGCAGCTCTTGCCAATAAATCTTCTAAAGCTATTACATCTTTTGTTGTAAGAAAAATTTTAACACCTTTAACTTTTTTTTGAGACATAGATAGCCTGTAATATATTTGAAAAAAAATAAAAAGCTAGTTTTAACTAGCTATATCTAAAAGACCTTTTTTAGCGTCTTCAACACTTTGATCATTAATCTTAGTTCTAAGATTTTTGATCTTGATATCGATCCACTTCATATCAGGTGTTACTCTGCCCTGTTGTAACGCCTGCGTTGCCCATTTGGACTCCAGCTGAAGTTTTTCCGATATTAACTTTTGTAGTTGCATCTCGGTCAACCTCCTCGAAGGTTATAAAAAGAATGTCTGGATTTAACCAACCACCAGCATCCTTCTCTGTTACATCTCCCGACTCAACCTTCTTTTGAAACGTGTCGAGAGCAGCTTTATCGTTCTCAGCCTCAAGCATCTCATCAAGTAATATGTTTTTATATTTTGCTTGGACGCGATATAGCTTCATGTATTATTATATATCAAAATGTGACTAGATTGCAACTATGTGTCTAATTTGGGCTTTTGAGGTAATTCTTTACATTCAAATTTGATGACCATTTTCTCAATATTTATGCGATCTTTAGACCAATCCTCATCTTCAGACAAAAATTTTAAGGATCTTTGGGCTAATGCATAGCCATTATATACACAATCATAATGACTTCTGAACTGATAGCCAGGAATATGACTATCAACGCACTGACCTGTAATTGTGCTGCAAAGCCATAATATTAAAATATAATCCATAAAGTCCTATATTATCCTATCTTTTTATTTACTTGCATATCCCATGAAAATGTATATATGTCAAACAATGTTTTTTAAAAATACTAACAAAGAGGTTATCATGAAAAACAATCCAGAGAAAGCTGTAATGACAGCTGCTGAAAAGTTAGGCGAAGCATTGGTTTTAAAGCCTGAGTGGGAAGTAAAACCAAAAAGCGTAGTCATGACTCATGTCTTTTCAGTTACATTTAATGAGTCAACAAAAGAACTGCAGTTGGAAGTTAATGGTGATGTTTACCAAACTCTCAAATGCAAAGATATCCTAAATGGAAAAATAAAATTCCATAACGGATTAAACGAGATCATAAACAAATTTAATTTATGGAGGTTCGATGAGCCAAAGTCCAATAATTAAATTGAAGTCTGACTCAACTGTTTTAGGCAGTTGGATTAGTCGAGTTGATCAAATACTTAGTCAAGTACCAATTGTATCTGCACAAGATCATATGCCACTTGAATACTCACACGATGAGTTTCAACAAGCGATGAAGAAGCTGCAGCAGTGTGCAATGTATTTTGAAGATATGCCAGTCTATCCAATTAATGAGACGATTGCATCTAAGTTAATCTACGACCAATTGCAGGGGGCTAATGACAAACCAGATTATTAGTTTTTTGCTTTTGATTTCATTACTAGTGATACCACCAAAAATTATTTTATTAATAGTTGGGTTACTAGGTTACACAATATTGTTCTAACCAAAGGAGGAAAAGATGAACAATGCAATAAAAAATAAATACTTTGAGACAACTGATTACTCAAAGTTTAAAAAAGCTAGAGGTAATAGACCTGTAGATGATGCACACGTAGCACAATTAAAAAGATTGATTGCTGAAAAAGATCTTTATGATCCAATACGTGTAAATCAAAACATGGAAGTGATTGATGGACAACACACTTTACAAGCTAGAAAAGAACTAGATCTTAAAGTGCCATACATCATTATCAATTCTGATGATCCACTTGATGTTGCAAGATTAAACACAGGTAGAAAGAATTGGTCCATGGAAGCATATCTAAACCATCATTGTGCAAGAAACAAAATGGATTACAGGATATGTAGAAATAAAATGAACCAATATGGTATCAATGTTTCTGAAGCAATTGTCTTGCTGCTGAAACAATGTTCATTATGGAACAGAATATCCACTGACTTTAAAACAGGAGAATTTAAAATTCCTGCAGGTGGTATTGAGAACTGTGATCGAATAGGTGCTGCACTTAATACGTTGAAAAAATACTTCTTAGGTATGGATGATACCAAGAGGAGATTAAAGAGATCTATGGTTATGGCTTACATCATAGCCGATAGATGTCCAGACTTTGATCTAAGACGTTTTAGAGATGCCTGTAAAAGCAAGTCCTCTTGGTTCTTATCTGGTACGAGTACTAGAGATTACATAGTCATTATTGAGAAAATATACAATAGTGGGCGAAGTAAAAAGAAAATAAAACTGCTTGATTTCTTCGAGTCAAAAGAATATCAAGAGCATTAGGAGAGGTAAAATGGACATCAATAAATGGAAGTCATGTGCAGTTGATATCAATACTTATTGTATTATTAGAGCAATGGGACAACAAGGTTTTAGAAGACCTGGTTCTATGATTGCCAAAATAGTTGATGATGAGATCAAAAAGATAGCTAAAAAAGAGGGGAAAAGCTATCAATCAATGAAGGAAAATTTACTCTCACAAGGCAAGAAGCTGCTGAACGGTAAATAGATTCGCAGGTTGGATGGTTAACCTTTAACCTGGAATTGGAAAGGGCCCGGGAGACTGGGCCCTTTTTTTTGTTGCATTAAAGTCACAAATTTTATAAGAACATCTCATACGTATTCCTAAGCCTATATGAAAAGGTGGGGCTTCAAAACACCTTATGAATCCAGAACAACGAACGCTAATTTAACTTTAATTAAAGGAGATTTTAGTGGGTAAAGCTGTGAAAAAAAGCAGTGAAGAAGCATTAGACCAGGCGTTGGACAAGCTAGTTATGCTTGCGCCAAATAAAAAAACTTATGATGAGTTAACTAGTTTGATGTTTCAGTTGTATTGTGGAAATGACTTTGGTTTAGGAAATTTTAGTCTATCTTTTTTGGAGAAAATTGAGAAAAGATGGTCAGCAGGGCGTAAAGCTGCAGCAGCAGCTAAAGGTATTAGACTTGTTGAGACTAAAAATGTGTAACCACGGTGCATTATCCCAATCCATATCTTTTCCCGCATCGTGGTTATGCAAATGTCACAGCGTTCAGAAAAATTAACTAATGAAACTATTTCTTATGTAAGAGAAATGAATGGTCAGGATCGAACTGATTTCATTGATTTAATATTTTCACAATACAAGTCATCACGAAAACTAAAATATCCAAAACGTGAGGTTATGAAGTTTTATGACATGCTCTCCAAGCTTGTTAAAGCTTTTGGGCATTAAATTAGCTATGGAACTTACAGGCCATAAAGTACAGGCAGAACAAAGGTTGTTTCAAGCTATTATTTTACAAGGGTTTGAAGATGCATTAACTAATCAAACAGGTAAACAAGAATCTTATATTAAAAAAGATGCACATGATTGGTTTTTAGAAAACAATGAGCAGTTTCAAGAAATTTGTTGGTATGCTGGATTTGATCCAGATGTAATTCATGATCGTTATAAAAAATTAATTAAAGAGAAAAAAATTGTTTTTTCTAAATTACAATTAACATGGATAAAGTATAGAAATTTATATAAAGATTATAGAGCTGCTAAAACATCTGCTGAAAGAAGAGTAATAATGTTAGAGATTTGTAAGTTAAAA